CAGCCCTTGCTCGCCGCGTTCGCCGGGGAGACCTCTCTCGCCGCGGTCGCCAGGCGGGCCGGGCTCGCCGGGCTCGCCGGGATTGCCGCGCTCGCCTTGCGCGCCCGGCGCGCCGTCGGCGCCGTCCTTCACGGCGGCAAGCCGGACCGTGATTTCGGCGCGCAGCTCGGCGACGATCTTCTGCGCCTGCGCCTCGATCAGCGCGCGCTCGCGCGCCCAATGCCGGCGCTCCTCGTCGAGGATCGCGCCGAGCGCCTCGCGGAACGCCTCAAGTAAAACGTCGTCCCGCTCGTGCGGCGGCGGCGAGGATTCGGCGAACTTCCCGTTTGACGTCATCGCTATGATCTTTCGGCAGCGGATCGGCCATCGGATCGGAGGGCTTCGCGCTCGGCGCCGTGTGCGAGCTGGGAGCTGACGGGATTGCGTTGGCCGCCGAGAGCGGCACCACCTGGGCCTGGACTCTCGGCTCGAATCCGGCTTGGACCTCGGGCAGGCCCTCCAGCGCGCGAGCCTCGTTAGGAGCGTAGATCCCGCCTTGCACGCCTCTCGCCAAAGCTTCGAGGCGATCCTTCATTGCTGATCGCAGCAGCGCGCCGGTGTCGAACTCCACGTATTCGTCGGGCTGGCCCTTGAGGCCGAAGAGGACGCCAATGGCCTCCTCGATATGATTGAGGCAAAACCCCAGACCGGTCGCGATCCAGAATTGCATCATCGCTTCGGTCGAGCCGAAGTTCTGACCGCCGCTGATGCCGAGAATCGCCAGCGGAACGCGGAACGCGAGCGCGATATGCTCCTCGCTGATCTTGAGGACCTCGGCGAGCTGCGCGTCCCTGGCGCCGACGTTCCACGGATTGACTTTCAGGCCCGCGGTTAGGATCGGCGTCTTGCCGGTGGCGAGGCCCTTCGATTGCTCGTCCCATCTGTCGCGCAGCGCTTGGACTTGGTCCTTGTCCAAGACGAGATCCGTCTCCAAGACCGCGCTCGGCCGCGCCTGATTGAGATAGAAATTCAGTTGCTGCTGCGAGATCGCCTCGCCGACGCCGACGTCTTCGAGCGCCGCCAGCAATGGCGTTTGGCCCCATAGCGGGAACGGATAGCGCCGCGTCCTATCCGCGTGCAGCCGGATATGCAGGACGTCGCGCTGCGGGACGACCAGCGGGATTTCGCCGAGCCGGCGCGCGATGACCTGGTTGCCGTAGAGCCGGTAGAAGACTTCGCCGTCGACGGCGAGCTGCGGCCGCGACAGCCGCGAATCCATCAGATGCAGTTGATTGATCTCGAAGCGCTCATTGGGCAAGGCGAGCGCGTAAGCATTGCCGTCCAGATAGAGCTGCCGCGTTGCATTCAAGAGAAAGTCCGAGATCGACTGATAGTCGTTCGGCTGCTTCAAGACGCGCGACAGTGACGAGGTCGTCACCCTGTCGCGCCCGTTCTTGTCGTTGAGGCGCCAATGCGCACCCGGGCACATGGCCACAGTCTGCGAGTAGGCCGAGATGCAGGCCTCGACCACGGCCGAGCGCGTCCCGAGGGGCAGGACGTTCTGGCCGAGCTGCCAGAAATTCGTCGCGGCCCCTTCGGGGAGCCATCCGCCGCTGATCGGCAAATAGTATGGGCCCGGGCGGAATTCGCCCTCGACCGCGCGCAGCACAGTCCTCAGCGTGCGAGCGACGAGGTCGCGCGGGCCCATTCACGTCTCAGCTCGACGCGTGCGACGAGGCATGCCGCGGCGTTGCCTGCCGCGTCTGATAGCCGCCGCCGCTCGGCTTCGTCGGCTCCGACACCTTGGTCTGATACGGATCGGGGTCGGCGCCGTCGGGCTCATGCTCGTGGAAGTGCGCGCCGCACGCGGCAAGATCATTCTCCTGCTGCGTCGGCGTGGGCTTCCCTTTCATGCGCGCGGCATACTCCTCCTTCGACTTGTTGGAGAGCTGCTGCTCCTGGGCAAGCTGCTTCTGCGCCGTTTCCACATCGGCATCCGCCATGATCGTTCTCCTTGATGTTTGATGGTCCGCGTTTCGCTTGGTCGGATTACGACCAAGTGGTGCCGGTCATCCACGCGATCGTGCCGGCGCGCCGCTGAAGCCAATTCAGAGGCAGCACCATCCGAATCGCGAGGCTGTCTGTCTGGAAGAGCGACTTCTGCGGAGCAGCGACAACAGCTGGCGAGCCGCTGACCAGATCAAGCGGAGCCGTATCTTCCAGATGCAGGGTCGCCTGGTCCGAAATTTCGAGACGAGGCGCGTCGCCCCCAACAACAACAAAGTCGGCGGCGTCGACGAGCACCATCTGGTGCGCCGGCATCGTCACCGATTTGATGAAGGGGATATTGCCGAGCGTCCCGCCCTTGATCTCGTCGCGGAACGGGAAGATGCCGGTATTCGCCGCGCTCGTGAGCGACGCCGAGATGAGATCGCCCGGATTCACGAGCCATACGGGCTCGCGGACGTTCCCATAGGTCCCGGCAATCAGGCCCTGAGTCAGCAGCTTGAGATCGCCGGTCAAGGCCGCGAGACCGCCGCCCGCCGTCGGCGTGAGTCCGGCGACGCCGTTGAGCAAGCCGGCCGGCCGGATCGTGGTCGCCGGATTGGCATCGATGAGGACCGTGTCGATCGCCACCGACGTATCCATCATGATCGCTTCGCGCAGCAGACCCTCGATCGCAGGAATCGAGTGGTCGTTCATTTCCCTGGTGAAGCTGCTGATGCAAGCAACCTTCTTCGGCGTCAGGGTCTGACTCGAAAACGCTCCCTGGCGGACCGGGATGGCCATGCCTTCGCCGACGAACGAGCCAGCGAGCGTCGGCGTCCTGTTACGAGTCGGGATGACGATGCGCCCCGCATTGCCGAAGCTCAGCGCCAAGCCTCTCGCGGCGAGTCCGGGCAGCAAACTATCTGGCATCAGAATCTGCATGAAGTCCGAATAAATCTGATGCACGAGTTCCTGGGCCCAACCAGCGACCGACGTCATCGCCGGCGCGGACGGCGCGCGCAGGATCAGATCGCAGGCCTCCCGGGTCGGCTCGTCGTCGCCGTAGATTTTCTGCCGCACGTCCGACATCAGGCGGCCGGTCGTCTTCGCGAAGTAGCTCACGACCGCGGCGCGCACGAGATAGCCGATCGCGTCCAGCTCCTTCTTCTCGCCCCGACGGGGCGTGAACGAGGTGCTGCCGTTGAGATGCTCGCGAGCAGCGCCGAGCGGCGCCAGCGCGCGGCCATTGCCGCTGCCGTTGCCGTTATCGGCCGTCTGGCCGAGCGCCTTCTCGGATTCGACCAGCGCATTGCGCTGGCCTTCGAGCTGCGCGATCGTGGCATTGAAATCGCGCGTCTTCTGCAGGTCGGCATCGCTGACGTTGGAGTCATCTTGCGTATCAAGATGTTCCTGCAAAGCGTCGCGCGTCTCGACGAGCTGCTCCTCTAGCCTAGTAATTCTTTGAGCAAGCGAAGACATCGCTCTGCCCTTTCCATTTCGAGAAGTTTCGGCGTGCTTGCCAGCGAACCCGCGCCGCGCGATCTGGTCCCTATTGCCTTGCTTGGCGAAGACCAGATCGAGAGTTGCGGGAGAGATTCGGAGCGACTTGGCGACTGCCAGCGCGTTAGGGTTGGCGGGAACCGAGACCAGCGACGTCTCGACCAGCTCCTGCTTGATGAAGCGATATCCGGCCCATCGGCCATGCTCGTCCTTGCGGTCCTCGCTTTCGATTTCTCGAAAGCCGACGCTGACGGCCTTGAGGATGCCGGCCTCGACCAGGGCGCGGATTTCATCGATGCGCGGCGAGATGCCTTTCGGCGCGAGCACCAGATGGCCGCGCAGCGCGCGATCTTGGACGCGCAGATTGCGCCACGTTCCGATAACCGCGTTCGGGGAGTGATTGAAGAGGGCTATCGGGTTGGATCGGAATGCGTCGAGCTGCCAGCCGTCGGCCGAGATAATGTCGCCCATCCTATCGATCGACTCGTCCGAGAGCGTGAACTCAAGGCCGTGCACGTCCGCTTCGGTGTGCGTCTTGTGCACGACGCTGCCCTTCGAGCCGCGCAGCGCGCGAGATTCCTCCCAAGCGATTTGGCAAGCTTCCTCGGCAGCGTCGTCGGTGACGTCGCCATCGTCGGTCAGCTCCGCGATGCACCGGTCCATGTAGTCATCGCGAGACTCGTCGTCGTCGGGATCGGGCGCCTCTAGATCATCGTCGCCGAAGTCTTGCCGCTGCTCGGGCGCGCTATTGTTGTTGTTGGCTTTGCCGCCGGCCGGATGCGCGTCTTGCCACATCTGCATGCATGCAGCGACAGCTTGCTCCTGCGGCCGCTTGGTCCCGCCGGACTCGCCCATCATCTCGGGCACGCAACGGGCCATCCAATCCTCTTGCGCTTCGTCCTTGCCGGGGCGAATCGGCATGGCGACCTCCGTCCTAATTCAAGATGAGCAGCAGCGTGAAGGCGCGATCGGCGTTCTGCACGACCGGGTTGTCGCGCGAGCCCGATCTGATTTTCACGAACATTGGCGCCTGGGTGATCGCGACCTGCAGGTTCGTCGCGCGACCGGCGAGGACGGTGCGCAAGACTTCCGCGCCCTGGTCGTCAATCAAATCGTAAAATTGACTGTCATCGGCCGAAACCAGAAAGCTCAGATTGAGCCGGCCGACGGGGCCGCTGTCCAAATCTGGCGGCGTCAGGATCATCGCCAGCTTGCCGCCCGTGAGGTCGGCCGACGACGACACCGAGTCGCCGGCCGGGATGGTGACGGTGACCGAATTGGCTGCGCCGCCCGCTTTAGGAGTGAGGGCCATCGGATGCGTCCATCTTGCGAAATGCCAGCCACGTCCCTCGGACCGTCTCGATCGGCCAGCCTTGTGCGCGCAGTCGATCGAGCACGCGCCTCACTTCGACCGCGTCGTTGGTCGCGTCGTGCCAGATGATCAGGCCGCCCGGCCGCACGACGGCCTCGGCGAGATCGCTGTCATGCGCGACGGCTTCTTCGCTGTGATCGCCGTCGATGAAGACGGCGTCGCACGGCGGCAGATCGCGCGGGACGAGATCGAGCGAGCCGCGCTCGCGGATGATCAGCTCGAAGCGCGGATCCTTGGCGGCAAGAAAGCCAGGGCTCGGGACCATCTCGCTGCGCTGATGCTGCAGGGCCGGCCTGTAGGACAGCGGCACGTCGACGCCGACATAGCGATCAAGCGAGAGGACGTTGTGCAGCAGGACGCGCGCGGTGCGGCCGTCGCGGCAGCCGATCTCGATCATGGTCCGCGCTTCGATGCCGCGGAGCAGCTCGACGATGACCTCCATCTCGCCGGCGACGAGATAGCCGCGGTGCAGGCCGACCCAATCAATCATTGATTAGCTCATTTGCGCGAGCGCGCTGTCCCAGTCGCCATCGCTCGATTGCCGGCAGAGCCGGACGTTCGCGTACCAGGGCGCGAGCCACCGCCAGCTCGCCCAATAGCTCAGCAGGCCGTCGACGCGCGGATGGCCGATCGCGCCGGCCAAATGCAGCGCCGCGGTGTCGACGCTGATGATGCGATCCATGGCCAGCATCGCGGCGGCGCAGTCGGAGAAGTCCGCGAAGCCATGGACACGAACGCCGAGCGCCTGCGCTTCGTCCGCTCCCTGCTTCTGGATGCTGTGCAGCTGCGCATCGCCGAGCGCCGCGACCAATCGATCGAGCGGGATCGCGCGCGGATAGTCGCCGGTCGTCGGCTGCGCGCCCGGCGACCACGCGATGCCGACGTGCGGTCCGGCGCCGAACCGCTCGCGCCAACGCTCGACCGCATCGGCATTGGTCGGCAGGTACGGCGCGGGTTCGACGTGGTCCGGCGTGACTCCGAGTGCGCCGAGGAGGTGCAGCAGCGGACAGAAAAATTCCGGCGCAGAGAAAAACGCAGATGCGGGATCGCTCCAGGGCATGAACGGCGCCGCCAGCCGTTGCAGCTCGCTCGGCACCTGCAGGACGGTCCTGATCCCCATCGCCCACAAGACCGGCACGTAGCGGAGCGCCATGATGCTGTCGCCGAAGCCGTGCGCATGCAGGAGCTGCACGGGCTTGCCGGCGAGGTCCTCGCCGCGCCACGGCTTGAGGCCAGCAGCGAGCGCGGCAGCGACCGGCGGCCGCATGAACGGAGCATGCTCCTCGCAGTCGCGATATTCGGCGAAGCCCTCCGGCCAGCGCCCGAGCGCGAGGAGGATGAGCGCGCGGTTGAAGCGGGCGAAGAGCGTCGGCGCCAGCTCGATGGCGCGCTCGAATTCGACGAGCGCCTCGGCGTTGCGATCCTGGCGCGCGAGCGCGACGGCGCCGTTGTAGTGCGCCAGATAGTCGTCGATGCGCAGCTCGGCGCGCTCGACCGGGCGGCGGCTCACGGCGACATTGCCGCGCACGATGACAACGTCCTCATCCGGCATCGCGGCCCGGTGACCGTTGCGGCTGCGCACGTCGAGGATCTCGCCTTTCGCCGTCAGGCCGCGCCAGCCGCGCGCGGTTTCCTCCGTCGCGATGATCGGATTGTCGTCGCGAGGCAGATCATCGCCGTAGCTGGCGAGCTTCATCGCAAGTCCCAGCGACCGCATCGCGGACAATGATTGATAAGATCGCCCCTTCCGTCGGGACGACATCCGAACACCCAACACATGAAGCGGCGCCAGGTGGTCATTTCCAGCTCGGCGTCGTCCAGGCGATGGCGCGCGGATCGCGCAAAGCCCAGGTGACCGGCCAGCGCATCTTGAGGGCGATGGTCTCGGTCTGAAACAAGCTCTTCGCGGGAGACGCCACGATGCCGCCGCTGTCGACGATCGGCAGCGGCGTGTCGTTCATGTGCAATTCGCCCGCGTTCGCGGTCTCGATCTCGGGCTCGGGGTTCAATGCGCATACGAGCGCGCGCGGCGCGACGCAGAGGAGATCATTGCCGACTGCGCTGCTGGCGAGCACGCCGACATTTCCGGCCTGTAGGACGAACCGCATGATCATCGCGGAGATGCGCCCGGGCGGGCCGATCAGCAGGAACGGCCCATTGCCGCCGACCGCCGAGGTCGCGTTGATGAGGTTCGCGCAATCCTCATAGAAGGCCTGCAGCGGATCGGTCGCGGTGCTCGCCGCTGTCGCGGCGACGCCGCTGCGTAGGCCGGCAGGAGCCGCGGCGGTCGCCGCGTTGCTGCCAAAGAGCGCGACGTCGAGCGCGAGCGCGGCCGCGCGCATCAAGACATCGCCAATCAGGATCTCCGCATTCGAGGATTCCATCATCTCGCGGGTCAGGACGCCTATCGCGGCGAGCTTAAAGGGTGTGAGCAGCGCCGCGGCCGAGGCGAGCTGGCGCACCGGGATCGGCGCGCCTTCAGCGACGAACCCGGCATTGCCGGCGCCGGCGACGAAACCCGGCGCGCTGATCGAGCCGTAATTGTCGAAGACGAGCAGGAGCGACTGCAGGAGCGTCTGCGCGCCCGCGGCCGCCGGCCCCATGCCTTCGAGCGCATCGCGGACGACTTTGTGCGCTAGATCGGAGGCCCATCCGGCGACCGACGTCATGGCCGTGGCCGAGACCGCGCGGGTCAGGAGCTGCGCCATCACCTTGTCGGACGGCCACAGGCGGCTGGCGACCTCGATCGGCGAGCGCCGCGTTGCGCTCGCAATCGCCTGGGCGGCCACACTGCGCCAGAAGGTGTTGCCGCCGGGCAGCGGCAGCGGCTCGCGCTCGCGCCGCGCTTCGGCACGCTCGCGGAACGACGGCTCAATGAGGGTCATGGGGATCGCTCTCTCGGGTTCAATCACCGACGCCGCTTTGCTCGGCGCGACGGACCTTCTCGCTCTCGTCGGTCAAGGCCTCGATGATGTCGTCGTGCGTCATGTCGCCGGCGCCGACGGCGTCGATGGCCTCGACGACCAGATCGCGCAGCGCCTCCTTGAATTCTTCGGGAGTCATTTGGTCCCTCCCTTGACCTCGATCGCGCCGGCGACCTCGATCAAGGTCGGCTGCTGCAGCCAGTTCGCGAAGAAACGCAGCGCTTGATAGAGCGCCTTGGCGACGTTCATCGCGGCGCTCCAGGACCCGCGCGTCGAGCCGGCGTCGAGATCACGGAGATCGTGTCGGCGACGTCGAGCGGCACGAGGTCGGCGCCGACGGTGAATTGATCGGTCGCGACCGGCCCGAGCGTTGCGCCCGCCGGGTCGAGCCGATAGCCGCGCACGTTGTAGATGTCGCCCTCGGCCAGATCGAAGCTCGTCGTCGGCGCCGCGCCCTCATATTCCCGCACGATGGTGTCCGGGTCGGAGGCGAGCATCAGCTCGATGCGCCAATTGCCGCCGACCGTGCCGCCCGGGAACTTGTTCTGCACCGTCTTGATCGTGATCGTGACCTGCATGGCTTATTGCTCCTCCAATCGCCGCTTGACCGTGCCGCAGTCCTCGACCACGGCAATGAATTTGCCGTCCGCGGTGTGGATCAAGCATTTGACGCCGTGCCCGAGATGCTCGGCGCCGCGCGGCGCCCTGACGCTGATCACGGCGACAGGGTTGACGTCGATTTTCTGGTTATCGGGACCGGTGAACTGTACGAGATCGAGCATTTGCAAATGGTGCGGCCTTGCTGCCTTGACCGGTGCATATCAACCACACCGCGATGGCCGGCGCGGCCGGAGGCAGCTTTTCGTTGTTGGGCTGGCCGCGTCGCCCTCAACATGTCCGCGCCGCTTTCACCCGATTAGCGCATCAATATCGATCGGCTTCGCAGTACGGTCGCGTGCGCGCAGCCCCATCAGCATCGCCAAAGAGACCGCGCCATCGATGCGGAAGCGGACCTTGCTCTTGTCGAGCTTGCGGAAGCCGGACGGGTCCATGACCGCGATGGCGTTCGCCACGTTCCAGTTCAAGACCGGATTATTCGGATGAAGCAGCTTCTTCTCGTCGAGCGCCTTCATCAGCGCGTCGACCGCCGGCCCCATGTCTCTGAAGCCCTGGCCCCACGGAACGATGCGCAGGCCATCGCCGCGAGGGCGGCGCGAGCCATCGTCCGCATTGTTGCTTTTGTCCTCGTGCGCCTGCAGGCCGATGCGATCGAACTCGCGCAGAAGGTTCTGCATGCGCCAGCGATCGTAGGCGAGGCCGCGCACCCTGTACCTCTGTGTCAGCGCGGCGATGAACAGGGCAATTGCCTCGTGATCGATCGCCTTGCCCGGCGTCGTCAGCAGATGGCCGGCCGCGACCCATTCCTCATATCGATGCGTGCCACTGCCGAAATCGCGCGCCGAATGCTCGGCAAGCCACTCGATCGGCTTCCAGAAAAACGGCACCACGCGACACGGATCGGCCGACGAGCCCACCACCAGCGCCGTCAGATCGTCGACGCTCGACAAGTCGAGCGCGGCATAAACCTCCTCGCCATCAAGCAGCTTCGCGTTGCCAGCGCATTCCTGCCACACAGCCCGAGAGATCAGTGGTGAGATCGGCGAGACGCGTTGGTTGAGGAGCAAGTTCCTCGTCTTTGCCTCTTCCGCCGGGAGGCGCTTGGCCTTGGCAATCGCGGTGACCAGGTCCTCGCGGTCGCGAAAAACGCCCAGCGCGGGATTCGCCTTCTTCCACTGCGCCTCGTCGTCGAGGTCGCAATCCTCATCTGCCGCGTGGAGATGGCAGACGATGCTCGGATCGACTCCCGACAATCCATCATCGATCAGCTTCGAAAGAATGTGCTCGGGATCATTGCTCTGCGTGCTGATCGTGATGAACAGCGGCTCCTCGCGAGCGCCGAACGAGGTATCGAGCACGTCGTAGAGATCGCGGCTCTTCGCCTGCGCCAGCTCATCGTAGATGACGAGGCTCGGCAAATATCCGTGCTTGGTACCGGCCTCGGCGCTAACCGCGCGATAGATCGAGCCGGTGGGCCGTGCGAGCATCGTCTTGGTCGAGGTGATGATCTCAATCTTGACGCGCAGCTCGGGCTCGAGCTCTACGATCTGCTTCGCGAACTTGAAGACGATCGCCGCTTGATCGCGATCGTTGGCGGCGCTGTAGATCTCGCCATTCGGGATCGCTTCAGGGCCAACCAAATGCGCCAATGCGATTCCGGCGATCAGCGCAGTCTTGCCATTCTTGCGCGCGACCGAGAGGATCGCCCTGCGGACGACGCGCCGGCCATTGCGCCGCGGCTCGTAGATATCGCGGATAAAATCGCGCTGCCACTTGGCGAGCTTGAACCGCTTTCCTTGCCCGAAGCCGCTCGGAACCGTCAGCGCCTCGATGAAGGCGATGACAAGCCGGGCTTTGAGTCGGCCTTCCGCGGTGCGTCTAACCGGCGAGGAGGCCCGCAAACTTGCTCGGGGCTTCGCCGCCGCCATCAACGCCGGCGGCAATGCGGGCGCGGGCGGCGGGGGTGAGTCCAAATTCGGCGGCATATCTGACCATGTCGCGCGCGGCGTTCGCGGCGATCTTGCAGAGCGGGTTCTGCACGGGATTGCCGAGCGAGCCCTTGACCATCAGGCCTTTGGTCACCGGGTCGCGCTCGGCCATAAGCTTGATCGCGCGCTCAGCATCGGCCCATCTACCGAAGCTCTGGCAATAGGCGGCGAGCGGTCGCGTATCGGCGATCGTCAAGAGGCGCAGCCGACGCAGCTCCTCGCCGATGCGAAACCATTCGGCGCGCGCTTCCTCAGTCAGGAAGTCCGGCGGCTCGGGCAGCTCGACCGGCGCCCGCGGCTCGGGCTCGGCGCGGATCGGACGATGGCCGGGGTTGCCGCGCAGCACGCGCAGCTTTGTCGGAGTAGTTGGATAGCTCATTTCCATACCAGCAATCGGCCGAGCGCGTCGCTCATGCGCCGCGTCAGGACCGTGAGCAGCTCGGCGCGCAGGATCGGCCGCATCGACCATTTGCGATACACGGCCGAGCCGGTGAAGCTCGCGCGCTTGGCCCGCCTTGCGAGCCGCCGCTGCGCCATGCGCGAGCGGTTGACCTCATAGCGCGAATGCGGCCGCACGAGTGTCGTGGCGCGGCCACGGCTCCGGTTCCGCATGGTGAATGGGCGCTTGCGGTGCATGTCCTCGACCTGCCACGCCGACAGCTCCTGGCCGATGTCGACGCGCTTGAAGTGATCGATCTTGCGGATCATGCCGTTGATCGACGCCAGCGGCCCGCTCACGTCTGCGCTGACGGTGTACATTAAGCGGCCTCCTCGAAAACGTGCCCGTCGCGCTCGCGCTGCGCCTTCTGCCCGGTGAAGTTCTGCCAGCGCTTGATCGCCACGTCGACATACCCGGGATGAATCTCGATCGCGTGGCAGCTGCGCGCCGTCATCTCGGCCGCGATGATCGTTGTGCCGCTGCCGACGAATGGATCGTAGACCGCCTGTCCCGGCGAGGAGTTGTTCTCGATCGGCCGCTTCATGCACTCGACGGGCTTCTGCGTCGAATGCCCGGTCTCGGATCTGATGTGCTCGATCTGCCAAACCGTCGTCTGCCGGCGGCCGCCCGACCAGGAGGCTTTCTCGCCCTGCTCGACCGCATAGGTGGCGATCTCGTGCTCGGGCACGAAGCGCCAGTGATCGTCGGCGGCGCCTTCCTTGGTGGCGTACAGGACCGGCTCATGCTGCCAGTGATAGCTGCCGCGCGAGATGACCGGCCGCAGCTTGACCCACACGATCTGCGCCCGGAGCCTGAAGCGCGCCGCTTCGAGCGAGGCCTGCACCTCGGCGCAATGCAGGCCGCTGTGCCACACATAGGCGACCGAGCCCGGGAATAGCCGCCACGCCGCCGACCAGTCGCAGCGATTGTCGTTGACAACGAGGCCGCTCGCCGCGCTGGCGCTCAAGCGGGCCACCTTGCGCCAGGTCGGATCATAGTCCACCCCACGGGCGGATCGGTCACCATCAGGTGCGGCTCGACGCCGGCGAGCGCGAGCGCCACGTCCTCGGCGCTGGTCGCGTCGCCGCATACGAGCCGATGCCGGCCGAGCTGCCAGACCTCGCCCGGCTTCGCCACCGGCTCGACCGGCAGCTCGGGCGCCTCGTCGGGATCCGTCAGACCCGGGTTGGAATTGGTGAGCCGCGCCAGCTCGGAGTCGCTGAAACCCATCAGCGGCAGATCGAAGCCCATCGATGCGAGGTCGCCGACCTCGATGCGCAGGAGCCGCTCGTCCCATCCCGCGTTTTCGGCGAGCTTGTTGTCGGCGAGGATGTAAGCCCGCTTCTGCGCTTCGCTCCAGCCGCGAGCGACCATGACCGGCACCTCTCCCAGGCCCAATCGCTCGGCAGCCAAGACTCTCCCATGGCCAGCGACGATCATCCCGGCTTCGTCGACCAGCACCGGGACGGTCCAGCCCCATTCGCGCATCGCGGTCCTCGCGGCGGTCAAACGTGATCGCAATCGGAAACTCGCCGCCGGCCGCGAAGTCATGCAGCTTGGGCTTGAGGGCTCCCGCGGACAGGGCAAAGACGCTACTCTTGCCCTTCGCAGGGGCCAAGTCGCCGCCGAAACGTTGCAACGCGTCGGCCAGAAAGCGGCGCACCGCGGGCGGATCGCCGAGCACGGCGTCGGTCGCCTCGATCTCGCGGGCAACCTGGTCGGGCTGAATGCCGTGCTGGGTGAAGTAGCCGCGTCGGCTCTTTTCCCGCTCAGCGGCGGCGTCCCAGGCCTCGTGCAGCCGGCTCGCCTCGGGCGTGGAGAGCGCCAGCTCCAGCTGCACCTCCTCGCGGCCACGCAACAGGACGTTATCCACCACGGTCTGGATCACCTGCTCCGCATCCATCGGGACCGGCACGGCTATGCCGAGATCGCGTCGAATCTATCTCGGTCGCACCAGTCCACTGGTCGTGCGCGTCTGCGATGCCGTACTGGGCGAGGCGTTTTCGATTGCCGGTGACGAGCGTTTTGCCCGAGCGGGCGCAATGTTCACGGATGCGGTCGCCACGTGGACAGCACTGATGTTGTTGCGCTTTCGCTATCGCTTGGTCGAGGCAACGGAAGAATTCGCCGAGGAGATCGTGCTTGCTGCTTTTGAACGCGGCCGGGGCGGCCTTCGCTGGTTAGAACCCTACGGCACTGCAGGGCGGGACCTTGCGGAAAAGGCATTGCCTAAAGCCAACATCTCCCGGGAAGAGCGGACCAATAACGTCGAGCGCGCTTTGGGCCTGTTGAAAGATAATTCGGATTGGTTCCGCCCCATCCTCGACTGGCGCGTGGCGGAGCTTGACGCCGCCCACAAGCGTCTGCGCGCGCTGCTCAAGGAGCGCCAGCTGAAAATCCATCCGCACACGCCACCCGACATTCTCGGCTGCTTTGTGCTGGTGCCGGCGAAGGGGCGCGGCTGATGGCGCGTCTCGCGATCACGATCGAAGGCGGGCTGATCAGCAGCGATCTTGTCGAGCAGATCGCCGCGACGCCGCGGGATGTGCCAGGTCAGCGATCGGCGGACTTTGGCCTCGATGCTCGCCTGAGTGATGAAATCCAAAAGGCATTCTCTGAGGCACTGATCCATTGGAATGCCTTCAATGCCCGAACGGCCCGCGGCCAGGTTAGTGCGACCACCATTACCCGCGAAACTTGGGTCCTGCCGCTGCTAGAGGAACTTGGGTTCACGCTCGCATTTCAGCGGGCTGCGGCAACGGCCGGCGGCGGCACCTTCATGATCTCCCACCGGCTCGGCCTCGATCCTGAGGCACCGCCAGTGCACGTCGTTTCCTGCGAGCAGGAGCTTGACCGCAGGGGTGACGCAGTGCGCAGCCCTCATGCGCTAGTGCAGGATTTTCTTAACCGATCGGATGTGCTGTGGGGAATTGTCACCAATGGAATGAAGCTCAGGCTCCTGCGCAACACTGTCCGTTTTTCGAAGCCCAGCTACATCGAGTTCGATCTCGAAGCGATCTTCAAAGGCAATCTCTATAGCGAGTTCGTGCTGTTCTATCGACTTACCCATGCGACGCGCCTGCCGCGGAGCGCAGGCGATGCGCATGAGAGCTGGTTGGAAATGTATTACCGGCAAGGTATCGACCAGGGCGGCCGTGTGCGCGAGCGGTTGCGCGATGGCGTGCAGCAGGCGTTGGAGATTCTCGGGACTGGCTTGCTGGCCCACCCAGAGAGTGGCAGCCTGCGCGCTAAGTTTGAAAACAGGCGGCTCACAAAGATCGGTTACTATCGCCAATTACTGCGGCTCATCTATAGGTTGCTGTTTCTAATGGTGGCCGAAGAGCGGCGCCTTTTGTTTGTACGAAACAGCGAGAACGCTGATCGGCAAGCGATCTATGATCGCTGGTACTCGATCGAGCGATTACGCAAGCGAAGCGATAACCATTTCCTCGATGACGGTCATAGCGACCTCTGGGAGGGGCTCAAGCACACATTCTTTCTGTTTGAAGATACCAACTCCGCTTCGCAGCTGGGACTGACGGCGCTCGATGGCGAGCTGTTCGGCCGCTTCGCTACCGCCGATCTGATAGACACCGACCGCGAGGTGGGCCCCAAGCTGCGAAATGATCGGCTACTTTTGGCTATATGGCATTTGTCGACCTTCGAGGATGCTGATGGACGCCGGCGAAGGGGTGCCATCCGTCGGCGTGTCAATTTTGGCGGGCTCGACGTAGAGGAGCTTGGCTCGGTTTACGAGAGCCTGCTCGACTACTATCCCGATTTGACGATCGACGGCGAACGTTCGAAGTTCGAGTTGATCGCCGGCACCGAGCGCAAATCCACCGGCTCGTACTACACCCCGCCTGAGCTTGTGCGCGAGCTGATCAAGAGCGCGTTAGAACCCGTGATCGAGGGCCGGCTCGCAAAGGCCAAGACTCGCGACGAGAAGGAGCGCGCGCTCCTGTCGTTGAAGATTTGCGACCCCGCATCCGGGTCCGGCCATTTCATGCTCGCCGCCGCACGCCGCCTCGGTCGTGAGCTGGCACGCGTGCGTTCTGGCGAGGTCGAGCCTAATCCAGCCGATTACCGTCATGCAGTCCGCGACGTGATTCGGCGGTGCATTTACGCTGTAGACAAGAATCCACTCGCTGTCGATCTCTGTAAGGTCGCACTTTGGATTGAAGGTCACGAGGCTGGTCTACCACTCTCGTTCCTCGACCATCACGTGAAATGCGGCGACAGCCTAGTCGGCGTGCTCGACCTTAAGGTATTGGAAGCAGGCATCCCGGAAGATGCCTACAAGGCCGTAGCGGGAGACGACAAGAACGTCGCTGCCGAGATCAAGAAACGCAACAAGGACGAAGCCCAGCAAGACACGCTATTTCGGCATAGCGTCCAGCAGGACATCGCACATATTGCCTGTGAGTTCGACGCCATTGCCGATCTGCCGGAAACGAGCCCCGACCAGGTACGAGCGAAGGAAGCTGCGTACAAGGCATTACACCAGAGCGTGACCTGGGCGAAGGCGAAGTGGGCATGTGATCTCGGAGCCGCCGCCTTCTTTGCTCTGCTAACGAAAGACGGATTGGCGGCAGTGCCAACTACCCACAATGTTTGGGGCGCAATTGGAGGGCGGCTGCCGCAGGGGCGCGTCGCCGCAACTTCAACTAATCTTGCCAGCCTTCAACATTTTTTTCATTGGCCGCTCGAATTTCCTGAAGTCTTTGCACAGGGAGGCTTCAGTGTGGTCTTAGGGAATCCTCCGTGGGATGTCGCCCAAATAGATGATAAGCAGTTCTTTCGCTCGCGTGCCCCGGATATTGCGAGCCTTTCCGCGGCCAAGCGTAAAACCGCAATCGCCAAACTGGCAAATACAAACCCCGAACTATGGACCGCATATCAAGATGCACTGCGCCACTCTGACAAATTAAATCATTACGTGCATGCATCCAGACGTTTTCCGCTAACAAGCGTCGGCAAGATTAATCTGTATTCGCTCTTCACCGAACTATCGACCGTGATCGTCTCGGAAGATGGTCGGATCGGAATAATTGTACAGTCTGGTATTCTTACCGATCCCACAAATCAGCGGTTTTACGAGCGGATCATTGAGGATCAGAATCTCATTTCATTCCATGACATCGTGAACACAGAAGGAATATTCCCTGGAATACACAGGTCACATCCTCATTTCTGTCTTTTGACCATTGCCGGAAGAAGCAGCGGCAAACCAGCGTCAGTGTCATTTTTTAATACAAACATGACGCACCTTCAGGACGAGCGAAGAAAATTCGAGCTAACCGGTGAGTTATTAAGGCTTTGCAATCCCAACACTCATGCATGCCCCGCTTTTCGCTCCAAGGCTGATGCTAGTCTCACGCGAAAGATTTACTCGGAGCATCCGATCTTATTGGGCGAATCCGTCTCGGACCACGACCCATGGGAGTTTGTGGCAATACAGAATTGCTTCTCACATACAACGGACGACGAATTGTTTCTCTCGGCGCCGGAGATAGAATCTCAGGGAGCAGCGCGGCACGGCAACATTTACATCCGCGCGAAGGATGGGGCAACTTGGCTTCCCTTATACGAAGGGAAGATGGTCAATCAGTACGATCACCGATTTGGCTCCTTTGAAGGTCGGGAGAAGGAGAGAGGAAACCGCAATCTACCGGAAACCAACATACAGTTTTATCAAGACTCCGCATACGAGCCACAGCCATATTCGTGGGTGGCACGAAACGAAATCATCGACAGGCTTCGGCGCCGGAATTGGGAACAGCATTGGCTTATCGTATGGAAAGACATCACAACGGCCGTCACCGACAGAACCGTGAATGCCGCGGTCATCCCACTGGCCGCGACTGACGATACGCTCTCAATCGCAGTCGTTGGGCAGAAGCACGTGCCACGTACCCTGTGCTTCCTGGCCAATCTGAACTCAATGGTCTTGGACTTTGTTGCGCGCCAGAAAGTGGCCGGGTTACATCTAAGACGAAACATCTTCATCCAACTTCCTATTTTTCCACCTCAATATTATTCCGAGCGGGACGTTCAGTTTATCCAGTCAAGGAGCCTAGAACTCAGCTACTCGTCGAATGCTTTGGCGGCATTGGCAAAAAGTTTCAAAGCTGATGGTCAGCCTCCACAATGGAACCCTGAGCAGCGTGCAAATTTGAGCGCAGAGCTCGATGCCTATTACGCATATCTCTATGGTCTTACCCGACGCGAGCTGGATTACATCCTCGACCCGAAGGCGGTGATGGGCGAGGACTATCCGTCCGAGACCTTCCGCGTTCTGAAAGAAGACGAGATCAAGGAATTCCGCGAATACCGCACGCGGCGACTCATCCTTGAGGCTTGGGATCGCTTCGTCCTTGACGGTACATTTGACCCCGCGCGACTGCGCGAGCCACAATATATCGATCGCGTGGCGCAAGAACTCACCGCCACCCGCGCGAGATTAGAGCAGATCGAGCACGACTCGAAAGCTCTGCTTACATTCGCGAGCGCTACCCCTAAGCCGACACTATTCGTCGAAGGCATTACCGACGCCAAAATTATCGAAGCTGCTTGGGATGTGTTCTTCCCAAGCGAGCCGATGCCGGTGAAGGTGATTGCCGCCGGGGGGACCAAGGAGATGGGTAGCCTCGCCGGTAAGGGGAAGGCTCTGCGCGAGCTATTGGGAAATCAGATCGTTCTAGTGCTTGCCGACAACGATTCCGCAGGGCGGCAGCTCACCGAGGATGGCCACGTCCGCAAAGGCGGAAACTGGCGGCAGCTACCGAACGGCATCCATTGGTGCCTGCTAAAGCCGACTGCGGCCTTTGCCGCCGCGATGAAGTCGCACAATGTTCCGACCGACTATTGGCCTTTCACCATCGAGGCGGCCTTTCCGCCGGCGCTGCGGCGGCAGGCGGAGGCCACCGGCGCCTGGCAGTTCTCCGGCACGCCGCAGGCCGAATTGCTCGACAACCCAGACCTGGCCCGGCGTCTATTCATGGTCGTACCCAAGCTTGGGCCGGACGACGATGCCTACTGGTACCTGATGGCACCGCACCCGGATGCCAAGGAGGCGTTCGCGGCCTGGGTCACCGATCCAAAGCGGCGCACGGAGGAAAACTATGCGGCGTTTGAGGAGGTCATCCGAGGGCTTCGTGCAGTCCTCACGCGCGACGATTCCGAGCCCGCAACCCGCGTCCGCGGCGCGGCCTAGATCGGGGCGAGTGTATGTCGGCCAAGCTTGATCTCGAGGGCGAGCTCAGTCCCGAGGACATCGCCTACTGGTATCTCCGACTCAATGGCTTTCTAATCCTGCGAAATTTTTTGGTTCATGGTGATCGAAAAGGTGAAACCAGAACAGACATCGATGTGCTTGGTGTCCGCTTCCAGTACCGGCGCGAGCACCTGGACCAACCGATGAAAGACGACGATTGGATCGCGCGAGCCGGCCGAACGATTGTTGTGTTCTGTGAGGCCAAGAAGGGGGCTGCCGACTTTAACCCTGCTTGGACGAATCGTGACAAGATGACGATGGAAAGTTTCCTGGCCCTAGTCGGAATCATTCCAAGGGAGCACTGGTCGAGTGTAGCCAATGAGCTTTATGAGGTAGGGCGAAGCGAGGTGAATCGCGACGTTCTAATCACAGCCCTGCTCATGAACCACGATCCAGAAAGTAAAGTCTCCACACGATTGAAACGAGCTCAACAAGTACAGCTCGAACATGCGCTCTGGTTCATTCATCGACGATTCAAAACATATCACGCTGTAAAAACGCCCCATGGCCAGTGGGAACCGTCCGGCCATACAATTTGGGACATTTACAACAGTTGTCGACGTTCGGAAGGGCAATTTGCGAAGGCGGTTATGGAACGAATCGGAATATCTCAGGCTGGCTTTGCCAGAGCAAATGCCGGCCTCAGTTAGGACTACGGCTCACAAGATTGCTAGCCGACGTAGGCTAAGGAGGGAGAATGCCCTTCGACGTTTTTGGACTGCGCGATCATGTCGTGCGCGAATATCGCGAGTATGTGGAGAGCTTCATCCACATCCGCGATCGGCATGTCGAACACTTCGTGCAAGATATGCTGGCGCAGGGTGAGTTGTGGCCTGACTCGGTGCTGCAGCTCAATCCTGCCTATGAGCCAGCTGATACACTCGCCGACCTGGCCGCTGCTGCGATGATCGGGAAGGAGGCGGCGCGATTTTTCGGACCTAATATCCGACTCCACCGACATCAGGGCGAAGCCGTCACCGCTGCACGAAAGAACGAGCCATACCTCGTTTCCACCGGCACAGGATCGGGCAAGAGCTTGACCTACCTTGTGCCGATTGTTGACCACGTGCTCAAGAGTAATCCGGCAGATCATTCCGTGCGGGCGCTCATTGTTTACCCGACGAACGCCTTGATTAACAGCCAGCTCAAGGCGCTGCAGGATTACAAGAAGAATTGGCCGGACTGTCCACTCACCTTTTCGCGCTACACCGGTCAGGATCGAGGTAAGGACCGTGATCGAATTCTGACCGATCCGCCGCACATTCTGCTGACCAATTACGTAATGCTTGAATACATGCTGATCCGACCAACGGATCGCTCGCTTCTGCATCAGGCGACGCGGGCGCTGAAGTTTCTCGCGGTCGATGAGTTGCACGTTTATCGTGGGCGACAGGGCGCGGATGTCGCGATGCTGATGCGCCGTGTGCGCCAGCGGGCCGGCCGTGACGATCTCTTGTGCATCGGCACCTCAGCCACTCTTGCAACCGGTGAGGACCGCCATGCAACGCGTGCGCGGATCGCGGAGGTGGGCGGTCGTTTCTTCGGGGTGACGATCAAGCCGGAAAACGTGATCGACGAAAAGCTGCGGCGCGTTACGACGGCCGAAGTCCCCAGGAGCAAGGAGGCCTTGCGCGCGGCCTTGCTCGCGCCGCCACCCGCACCGTCAGTTGCATCAGTTACGAGTCATCCGATCGCGGCTTGGGTTGAAACCACATTCGGGCTCGCAATCGGTAACGATGGCCGCCTGGAGCGCCGGAAGCCTTTGGCTTTTGAGGATGGAGTAACGCACCTTGTCGAAAAGACGGGTCTTCAAGAACCACAGTGCAATGCGGCGCTCAGACGGGTTCTCGACGCAGGGAATGCTGCCGAGCAGCGCCCGGGCGAGCCGGTATTTGCCTTCAGGCTGCACCAGTTCCTCTCATCCGGCGGCAGTGTCTACACAACGCTCGAAGCGCCGGACGTCCGATCCTTCTCTTCGGAGGGGCCCTACTACGCGCCGAAGGAGACCGGAAGGGCGGAGAACCGAGTTATGTACCCTCTGGCATTCTGTCGCGAATGTGGGCAGGAGCACTACCTGTGTTCTCTCGCGGCCGGAAGCGACGGCGTCGAACTCCTGCCGCGCTCGCCATTGTTGCATGTCACCGACGAAGATCTGCCGGGCGATCCCGGGTTTGTCTCTCTTGAGGACGGCAGCCTCTGGAGCGAGGATGAGGACCTGCCCGACAATTTTGTCGAGATGCGAAAGGGGGGACCGCGCGTCAAGTCGCATTATCAAGCCCACGTCCCTCGGCGAATTTGGGTAACACCGGACGGCAAGGCTAGAGAAACTGAAATTGCTGGTGCGCTCGCCGCCTGGTGGCAGCCGCGGCCCCTCATGCTCTGCCTGCGCTGCCGTGCCGCCTATGATCTGCGCGAGAGCGACTTTCGGAAGTTGGTGACGCTCAGTCAGACCGGCCGCTCGACCGCCACCACCGTGGTGGCCACGACGGCTGTCACCGGCCTTCCGCAGTTCGGTGTCCGCGGAACCGGCGAACCTCCACGGCTCTTGAGCTTCACGGATAACCGGCAGGACGCCTCGCTCCAGGCCGGACACACCAACGACTTTGTTCAGGTGGTCCAGCTCCGGGCAGCCATCGTCAAGGCGCTGCGGTCCGCGCAAGGAAATACGCTGACCTTCGACGCGCTTGGAGAAGCTGTATTTGCTGCACTCGATCCGAAGCCTGAGCACTTCATGAAGGAGCCGGTCGATGCCGGCCCGGGCTTTGTCGGCGCCCGAAACGTCATGATGCAGGTTCTTCATTATCTCGCAGTCGAGGATTTGGCACGCGCCTGGCGGGTGGCGCAGCCAAATCTGGAGCAGACGGGGCTGCTGAAAATCGAGTACGTCGGGCTCGACGAGCTGGTCGCAAATGAAACGCTCTGGTCTCACCCGATCATTGGAAGTGTTGCGCCGCCAACGCGCAAAGCGATCCTGACTGCAATTCTGGATCACATGCGCAGCATCCTCGTTCTGGATGATCGTGCACTGACGGATGACGAGACACGACGGCTTGTGCAGCGGGCAAACGCGGTCCTTCGAGAGCCCTGGTCCTTCGATGAACATGAGCGGCTGCGGCGGGGAGGGATTGCGACACTTCCGCAGGTGATACCTACCGACCGTGACCGCGATGTGGCGCTTCGTCTTGGAGCACGTTCCGCGATCGCTCGCTATCTTCGTTCCAGGCGCACCTGGGGGATCGACGAGAATCTTTCGGCCGACGATGTTGAAAAGCTGATCGCGTCCATAGTAGCCGCGCTAAGAGGCCATATTCTTCGGATCGTAGAGCGAAACGGTCAGCCATTCGGCCTCCAGATCATGGTAAGCGCGCTGCGCTGGCGGCTTAGCGACGGCAATCCGCCTCCGCCCGACCCGGTTCGTGGCAAATCGCTCCACCTGCGCCGGGAAGACGAGACAAGGCGTCATGCCAACGCCTATTTCGCGGCCCTTTATCAGCAAGCCCTGGACAGCAACGACAACCAGCAGCGCAAGGGGCAGTTCAAAGGTCTGCTGACGGCGGAGCACACCGGACAAGTAAAGGCGGATCGGCGTGAGCTCCGCGAGAGGAATTTCAATTCTGGAGAGCTGCCGATCCTGTTTTGCTCACCCACAATGGAGCTTGGCGTCGACATCAAGGACCTGTCGGTGGTCCATATGCGCAATGTGCCGCCGACGCCGGCAAACTATGCCCAGCGCAGCGGTCGAGCGGGGCGCGGCGGCAAAGCGGCGCTGGTCATAGCCTTCGCGAGCCACGGCAACGTTCACGATCGATACTTCTTTCAGAAGGCGCAAGACATGATCGCCGGCGTGGTTGCACCTCCGCGGATCGACATCGTCAACAAGGAGCTTGTCGAAGCCCACCTGCAGTCGACTTGGCTCTCGATCATAAAGCCCAGGCTTGGGCAGTCGATTGCCGAAGTTCTCGATCTCGACAAACCAGGTCACCCGCTCCGGGAAGACTTGGCGGAACAGCTCAAATTCACAGAACAAAGCCTGCAAGAGACTCTTGCTGCCTTTAGCGAGGTCATCGCGTCCTGCGGGCCCGAGCTGGCCCAGGCCCATTGGTATTCGCAAGCTTGGCTGGAAAACATCGCCCAATCCGCACCGCAACGTTTCGATGATTCGTTCAGGCGCTGGCGCGAACTCTACAAGGCGGCGACCGAGCAGCGCGATTCAGCTCGCAAGATCATCGACAACCCCCGTGCGGCGCGCAAAGACCGCGACACCGCCGAGCAGCGCGAACGGGAAGCCAAACGAGAGATTCAACTCCTGCTGAATGACGGCGATAGCACCGAAGCCGACTTTTACGTCTATCGATATCTTGCTACTGAGGGATTCCTTCCCGGCTACAACTTCCCGCGCCTTCCGGTCCGAGCGCTCGTCGCGACGGGCGATCACGCGCAAGCTATTGATCGCCCTCGTTTCATCGGCTTGGTCGAATTTGGCCCCGGCAATACGCTATACCACGAAGGCCGCAAACATCGCATTGCATCCGTTGTTGTGCCGGCAGGCGGTATTGATGATCGGCTCACGCGGGCAAAGCTGTGCAATATCTGCGGCTACGTCCATCCACGTGACGCGGCTGACGTTGATCTTTGCATCCACTGTGGAACACGGTTAGATGGCGCGACATCGCAATATCCACAGTCATTGTTCCAGCAGCCGACCGTACGGGCGCAGCGCTGGACCCGCATCACCTCGGAAGAAGAAGAGCGGGTCCGCGAAGGATATCTGACGACCACGCACTTTCGTTCCGGTGGCGGCGCCGTACGTGAACGTCGCACTCTCACCGAACCGGAAACAGGCAAGGCGATGCTCTCGGCGCTTTATCTGCCACAGGCCGAGCTCTGGCGTATCAATCACGGTTGGCGCAAGTCATCCGAACAAGTTGGATTCGTCATCGACAGCGCGACCGGTCGCTGGCGGTCGAGGGATGATGCAGATGACGGAGACAACGGCGGGGGCAGCGTAGGCGGAGGCCTAGTGACCGGCATTCGGCCGTTTGTCACAGACAGCCGGAATCTGCTCCTGCTGCAGCCGATTTCAGGGCAAGCCAATGATGAAAGCTTTCTCAAGAGTTTGGCCTATGCGCTTCGCCGTGCACTGCAGATCGAATACCAGATCGAAGAGCGGGAGGTCGCCGTCGAGTTGATTGGACGCGAGGAGAGCGAAAGTCTCCTGTTCTGGGAGGCGGCGGAAGGCGGCATCGGCGTCTGGGAACGCCTTATCGCTGAACCGCGCGAATTCAGAAAATTGGCCGCCCGCGCGCTCGAAATCCTTCACTTTGATCCCCCCAGCGGAGATGCACTGCCAGATTGGGAAGAGCGCTGCATGGCAGCCTGCTACGATTGCCTTTTAAGCTATTCAAATCAGCCCGACCATCGGTATCTCGATCGGCACAAGGTGCGTGACTTCTTGCTTGCGCTCTCCC